TTGGTAATTACGAAAAAGCGCACGGTATTAATGTACCAGCCGATATTGTTAACCAAGCAATCCATGCTGCTTACGGAAAAACATTGGAAGCAAAAAAGAACTTCTCTTTAGATTCAGCCTCAAATGACCATGCCGACAACCTAGGACTAAGCCCAGCCAAAGCGATTGTTGCTATTTTCTCTGCTATGTCTGAAGCTATTCCGTTTGCCCACTACTTGCCAGCCGATATTGGTAGCAACGAAGCGCGTTTAGCCATCATGAATCATCAGGCGGGTTCTTTAGCGGGTGGTTATGCTCAGGGCGCGATTATGGATGGTGCGGAATCTGGACGCACTTATCTATCATCAAGCCGCACGCATACTTGTGATGTTGACACCACAACAGGCGCAATCACTGGCAAAATTACCAACGTACAGACAACATCAGAAACATGCGACCAGTCATTAACAGGCATTAAGCTGTTGCGCGGTCGTTCGATGCTTTACATCAACGGAATGATTGCAGCAAAAGAAGTCGATAGCACAGGTTCTGGCGCATCAGTCATGACGGGCAAAATCACCTTATCAGGCGTTGAGTATGTCGTGTCTGGCACAATCAATACCGACACAGGCGTTATTGCTTTGGGTACTGCTCCAGCATTGCCAGCAACCGCTACGGCAATTGTCGAAGGCTTTGTAGACTTTGAACGTCAAACTGATTTAATCCCATCTATTATCACCGCTGTTAACGTGTTTTCATTGTTTGCTAAGCCTTGGCGTGCTGTTACTAGCGCAACCATTGATAGCCGTACACAAATGAGTAACGAGCTAGGCTTAGACCCTGCAAGCGAAGGCGTGATTGCTATTAACACTCAGTTTGCAAACGAGCGTCATTATGATGTATTGCGTAAAGCGAAGCGTATTGCAATGAACAACGTGGCAGACCTTGACTTTAACTGGTCGGTACGTAGCCAACAAATGAACCTTGCACAAGTTTGGCAAGATTTTAGCGCGGTCGTTGGTCAGTTGTCGCAAAAAATGGCGATTGATACCATGAACCACGGTATCACGCATTTATATGTTGGTGCTAAAGTCGCTTCACAACTTATGGGCATGGATGCACGTGTATTTACCGCTTCTGGCTTATCAGACCGTCCTAATATCTACCGTATCGGTACGCTATTTGGTCGTTACGAAGTTTACTTTGCTCCTAACTTGTTAACAGAAACAGCCACAGGCGCTCAAGTGCTTTGTATTGGTCGCGCAACAGACGTAACACGCAATCCGTTTATTTTAGGCGACGCTGTTAGCCCTACCGTGATGCCGTTATCAGTTAACGCTGACATGCGTACTGGTACGACTTTCTATGCGCGTAACTTCACTGCACTAAACCCGCATCATCCTTCATCTATGGGTGCTGCGATGATTACTATCCGCAATATGGGAGTATAACCAATGACTGTTTTTAATATTGGCTATTATGCAGGTATTGAAGCGGTTACACAGCAAGTAGCTGACGGCTTAACTGCCGTTAGCTTCCCACTAACTGTAACCCTTGAAAATATGCTGATGCGCAACTTGGTTTTACCCGAGATTAACGCTTCTTTCACGCCAACAAACACAACAGGAGCTTTAATCGAAGTAAGTGTCGAAAGTGCAGATACGCTTATGCGAGCGGTATCATCAATCGAACAGATTGCACAACTTAATGGCGTTGAAGTGGCTGTTAAATTATCGTTTGACGTGCCAGTTGTTGAAGCACCAAAAGGCAAGGGCAAAGCGCAAGCAGTCACCCCTGAAACGGTAGCATAAATGGCGACCGCATTTACCCGTCAATTGGGTGCTGAATCTGGTGTACAGCTTAACCCTTTACGTGATAACTCTGGTATTCCTGCCGTTGGCAACTCCGATCAAGTGTTCGGTATTGTTATGCGCTCAACTCGTGGACGTATCGACAAACCTTTTAAGGTTAATCGTGGCAATGTTTCGGCTTTGTTAGGCGGTGGCGAGACAATTAAAGCCAATAGCTTAAACGAGGCGTATGTTCACGTTGTCGAGGCGTTAAACAAAGGCGCATACGAATGTGTGGTTCAGCGTTTAGCGCCCAGCACTGCTCAGATTTATACCGCAAACTTAAATATTGCAGGCGATGGCACTCATACATGGACTGCTTCTCTTGTTGCAGATGCAGCGGCAGAATTGACAGTTAAGCATTACGGTTGTTTTAACGACGGTATTAAATTTTCGATTCATAGCGATGAGAAAAAGGTCGGTGGCGTTTTAATGGATAATGACATGGTTACCTTGCGCGTGTTAGACGCTGGTAACGTGGTTATTCATGAGTTCACAGGGTCGTTATTACCATCAAAGTTAGACGATTCTGGCAACAGCCTATTTTTGCCAAACGTGATTGCAGCTTACACCGATTTGTTAGAAGTGCAAGTCGCAAGCGGATTTACGGTTATTGCAACGAATAGCTTGGCGTATGGTTACGATTCATTTGGCAAAAGCAAATGGGCAACATCAAACCTGCTCAATTGTTTTGTCGAAGGCGGTTTTGCTTACACCACAGCCGATTATATGCGTTGTCGTGAAGCTTTGCAGTACAGCCCTAACGACTTTGCGTATATTGCATCTGGTGGCACACAATCGACGGCTTTATTGGCGCAGCTTGCACAGTTAGCGTTCGATACTAACCGTCAATTAAAGTTTGATGTTCCTAGCAATTTAAGCGCTGATGATGCTATTACCTTTGTCGAGCAATTAAATATGGGCGCAAACCCAACAGCGCATTTAATTCATGCGTTCTGGTCGCCTTTCACGTGCGATGATCCGACAGGCATCAATCCAAAGAGCTATCTTGGCACATCGACGCTCAATATCGCTTATTGCTGTTTGCGTAATGCTCAGGTAAACGGTCGAGGGTTTGCGCCTAAAAACTACCCTGTAGCAGGTCGTGAATATCCTGTACAGCGTACACGAATCACACAATCAGTCATCTTAAAAGACCAGCAGTTAAACGCGCTTGCAAAAGCAAAGATTAACCCTGTTGTTTATGAGACCTATTCTGGCGGTGGTCGTTACGTGTTCCGCGATTCGCTTACTTGTGCCTTGGTCGATTCTAGTCTTAAAAAGCTAATTTCGGTTGCGGATATGTCATCTCATATTGATGAGGCGGTTACTCGCGCTGGTAAGGACTTTTTGCAATTGCCAATGAAAGTTGCGCAATCACGTATGAACGATTATTTAGAGTTCTTGTTTAGCGGTGCGCAGTCGAGCGGCTGGCTTGTGCCTTCTAGTGACCCGTCAATGGGTGGCAAGGCTTATAAGTTTAGCGTAGTCCCTGACGAAGTGCGCCCTTACGACAAGTTAAACGTGTCTTACTGGTTACGTTACGATGGCGTAGCGCGTCAGATTTTCGTTACTCAGACGTTAACCCGATAACCCCTAACGCTACTTGCTCAATGCAGGTAGCACCCTTTTATTATTTAGGAATGTAAACCATGAATATTAATGATATGATGCGTGCAGCCATGACAGGTAAAGGCGATTATTCTCTTGATGCTGTTAAGACTGAACCAAAAGAACCTCCTAAGCAAGAAGCCAAAGAAGTGGCAGATGATGCTAAAAATCCAAACCAAAAAATGAGCGGTGCTGATACCTTTTACGCCAAAAAGACCGCACTAGAAGCGTGTAATATGCTTAACTATTGGGCAACCGATGACGGCGAATTAGACGATGGCGAAAGTCAATCAGATCGTCTGTATGCGTTGTTGATTGGCGTTGTAGACCAAGACAAAAACGGCACAATGAGCAATGAAGAGCAAGCGGTTTTTGATTTAGCTTGTGACGCTGTTTCTGGTTATCTGATCTATACGTTAGGCGCTGATGAAGATGACGTAAACGAACTAATGAACGATTGGGACGATGACGCAGCCGAGCGCGTGCGCGAGTTCATTCAAGACAGTTTTGAAGTTGAAGAACTGGTAAGCATGGCACATGATTACGCATTAGGTGATGATGGTGATGTAACGATGGATGACGCTGAATCAAGCGCTGTTTACAAGTCATTTATTGTTATTCATGATGGCGAGAAAAAAGTGGCACGTAAGCGCATTAGTGGGCATGTTACTCTGACTGCTGGTCAGAAAAAATCTATTAAAGAAGCACGAAAATTGTCTCACGATACACACGCTAAGATTGCGCGTCGCCTTTCGATGCAAAAACGCAAAAAGTTAGGCATTAAGCCGCACCAAATCGGTTAATTGCTAACCCATTAGCCCCATCCGTGGGGCTTTTTTTTACTCTTAACAATTGTGAGTTTATTTTGTTATGGCTGTTTTACAAAGCGAATGGACGGGGCTTAATAAAAACCTGATCGCTGTGTTTTTTGTTTGCGACAATAAAGGCAAGTCTATCGGCAGCGATGTTGTGTGTGCGCCATTAACTGAGGCAAGCTGCGATATAACATTCGGATGGTCAAGTCCGTTTGAAAATTCAGGCGCTGATAGCAAAGCACCAGCACTCAGCGCAATGCTTCAATCGGGTTCGTTAAAAGAAACAATAGATTCGCTTGGCGGATCATCTGAAGCAAAAGGTGTATTGCAAGAAGCCGTTGGCAGAACAGGCATAACAAAATTAAATTCAACACAAATTTTTACAGGAATGCAGCCTGTTAAAATAAGCGTTACCTTGTTATTTAGAGCATGGTCAAGCCCGAAAAAAGAGGTAGAAGACCCGATTAATAAATTGATGCAGTGGTCGCTACCCAGAAAGCTTGCCAAAGATGGCGCAACAGTTAACGCAGTCAAAGCAGCTCAGGGCAAGCAAAGCATGATAGAAGCCGCCTTGCCATCAGAAACGCCCCAATTTATCGGTATGACGTATAAAGGTAAAACTTACGCACCATTGGTTATCGAAAGCATCAGCAACCCCTTAAACAACCTTATTGATAAAAATGGCAATCGTGTTGAGGTTGTTCTACCTATGAGCCTAGGAAGCTTAACCGCATGGGATGCCAACGACTGGAAAGCAATGAGCAACGTTAAAAAAGGATAACAACATGAACCATTTAAGCCCATTAAATTTGCCCAATATCACCATTGATATGCAAGAGCTAACCATTTTACAAGCCATGACATTAGCAAAAATACCCACCAATCAAGAGCAATATAGTGTTGGGCGTTTTATTCGCTTTGTGACCAATGATGGCGTTAACCCTAATGAACTGACCGCACAAGAGCGGACAATGGCGCTGTGTCACTATCTCGCAGCCAGTAGCGATACAGGGGCGGATTTTAGTGTGGGTAATGGCGTGTTTAGCGACTACTTTAATCCAGTGCAAACTAAACAGCCGCAGATCATTCCATTAGCCGATTATGAGGGCGATAGTTGGCAGGTTGCGCCTTTATTTGGCTGGGCTTTAGAAAGCCTTGAGCGGTTAGTTGGCGAGATACCAGAGCTAACAGGGCGTACATTTTGGCTTGTAGGGCGCATGGCAGCGCAGCTTGTCAAAGAAGGGGATGTTATGCCCAATATAAACAGCAACGATAGCGTTGATATGTGGTTATTGCACCGAATAAAAACCTTCACAAGCTACCCAGAACGCGAATTTAACCGCTTATTAGGTGCTTTTTTAACCACGGTAGTGGCATATAACGCCCTGTTTAATATCGACGTTGACGACACAGGATTAGTCATCATGCCAGCGACGGAGGACAAAGGCTTACCGCCTTCCCGATTTCCATGTTATACCCTCCTCACGGACTGGGCGCGACTCATGGCATGAGTCAATCCAAAACCTAGCGCACGAGATCGCCCTGCAAACCAGCACGCCATTAATGCAAGCCTTCGATGTGCCCTTATCCTTTGCGCAAGCGTTTTTTGCAAGCAATGCGCTAGAAAATAGCCGTAAAGCAGACGCTGCAAAATGGCGTATTAATGTGGCAGTTGTCGAACGACTTAACGCAGTGATTAAAGGATTAGGCATGTTAGCGCGTAGGCGGTAAAGATAGTCTTGCTTAAATTCGTTTCCTGAGACGACAACTACCCCTTGTGATGATTAAAATTCAAATTCTTACCAGTCTTTTAATTTTTGAGCTGCGAGTCTATCTCCTGCATTAGCTGATTTTTGCATCCACTCTTTAGCCAGTTTAATATTTTTCTTGCACTTATATCCATAAAAATAGGCATCTGCCAAACCCCGCATGGCTCTTGCATCATCTCCATTTTCGGCAGCTTTTTTGTTGTATTGAAAGGATTTTTCATAAAGCGCTTTCGATAGTTTACCCGTTGCATCTGACTTTTCGGCTTCATAAGCTAACAGCGAGTAGTGCGACGCTAATGAGGAAATAGCAGGCGTATAGTTTTTAGCAGCGGATGCTTCTAATAATTCAAGGCGGTAATGTGTTAGTTGTTCTTGTTTAATGTTTATTCCAAATTTCACAAGTTGTTCGACGGCTTTATTTACATCATTATCTTCAATCCGAAAATAACACCACTCGCTCAGCTTATGTTGAGCTATGGGGTTTTCATTCTTCACTAAAGGACACAAAAACTCGACCGCTTTGCATTCGGTATCGTTAATATTTGATTGCTCCGTTCCGCGCCCCTTTAGATACGCCAATGCTGTTGCGAGCATAGCATCTTCGTTTCCTTGTCTTGCCGACTTCAAATACCACTCGAATGATTCTTTTAGCTTAATCCTCGTTCCTATTCCTTTGTCGTAACGAAACCCAAGTTCATATTGTGCTTGTGGATTGCCTTTTTCTGCTTGCTCAATTAATTGTGGCAAGGTTAAAGTCTCATCAAATTGCGTTTGCTCTAAGGGCAGGGGATCTTGTTGTGTTTTTGGAGCCTGTGTTACCGCTTCTTTTTTTATTGCCTTTGGTTTCTTGGGTGGCTTTATTGTTTCAATAGGTTGCGTTGGTTCTTTCGTAGGTTTTGGAACGGTAGTATCGCTATTTATCGATACTTTTTCTGATGTTGTTAGAAGTCTTTCATAGTAAATTGTTCTGTTTTTGCAAGAAAACTTAATCGCTTGAATTGCAATATCCGTGTTACAAGTAAACCACTCTTTGCCTGCATTTGTAAAAGACAGCGTTTGGTGAACTTCTTTTTCGACTGCGTGAGGGTCATCAACTAAAACTTCATACTCAACTTGATAGGAAAATGGAGAGCCAGTTCCTAGTTCTTGCGCTCGTGAAGCTGGGTCTTTTGTTGAAAACCCTACTTTGATGTAATTTGGCATAGCAGAGTTGCTAATGACGTAAACATACCCTTTCATCTTACGAATGCGCCGCTGTTTGAACACTTAAAACATCCGTAATCCACTGATTGATGCTTTTACCTGTAGCTGAAGCTTTGGCAGCAATATCGGCATGTAACTGATTGGGTAAGCGCAGGTTAAAACGCCCTGAGTAAACCTTTTTTGGCTCGATATTTTCTTCTTTGCACATCGTTAAAAAGACATCAAGCGATAAAGCACCTTCTTTTTTGAGCTGCTCGACATCTTTAGCATAAAAGTCAGCCCCACCATTAAGGTCGATAAACTCACCCCTAAAAAGCTCAATATCTGGATCGTACTGAATGATGGCGCGATAGCCATTAATACTAATTGTGTTCATCATGGTGAAACCCCATTATCTTCTAACCATTTTCTAATACTTGTCACCGCGCCCTTGTCTGTGTCTGGACTTGGATGCGGTCGATGAAAAACCTTAATGCAGCCGAATAATTTCACACCAACTCTTGACCCTTCACGCTCACTAATTGTTGCACCAAGTGCCGTAAACAGAGATTCAATATCAGCCCATTTAATAGAGCCGCAAACTGGTCGCTGAAAAATCAAGCCAAGTGTTTTCATTGTTTTTTTATTCATGCTTTGATAGTACCAAAAAATAGAGTCAACCTCAAACAATCTTGTCATTAAATTAGCTTGCAATGCCACTATATTGCAGGCGTTAGCAACTTAGGAAACCTATAAAAAACACCCCTTGTTGATAGCGCATACTTAACGCATTATCGACAAGGAAACCGCCATGCACTCCCTAAACCTAATCACACATTGGAACGAATCTGAGCCAGTACACACCACTACCGCTAGTATTTTGTATAGCATCCGCAAAGATGACCTAAACGACGGATTGTTATTCGATTCGGTGACAATGGCGGACGTATTGGAAGACACGCAAGCCATTAACACTCTTGACGCTTTGGTTGTGCCTTACAATCAGATGGACAAGAAAATCACGCAAATGAAAAAAGCAATGAACCGCGCTGTTACTGCTGTTCGTGTGCTGCAATTTACGGTAAGCGATCCATTCAAACAAAAGGGCATTACGCAAGTTGCAGCAGTGTTTGAGCTTACCGACGGTCAAAGTGTTACCGTTTACTTCCACAATCCAGACCGCACCCCAAACAAACTCACCCCAACCGATGAGATGGTGTCGTGGAAGTGGTTACTCAATAAAAAAGACATCACCATTATTGTCGCACCAGAACAAGGCAAAGAGCTAAACCCACTAATTGTCGGTCAGCGCATCATGATGTTGGCAGAAAAAAATAGTCCAGCCTTTGTTCGACGCAATGGCGATAAGATGGCACGGTTAGCGCGTGTTGAAGCGATTAAAAACGAAGTCGGTCAATTGCAGAACGAGCTAACACAGGCACAACAAGATTTAGCCGATATTATCAGTGGCAAACATAATGCCCCCGTGGTTATGCCAGAGACTGGCAATGCTGTTGCTGATAGCGAGCCTGTTAGTGCGAGTGGCGTAAATTATCAAGAGCTTGATATTGGCGCATATAGCCCGAACGAATCGCTAAACAAAGCACTGCAAGCAACAGGCGGAAATTTAATAGAGTCAGCTAAAGCGGTGTTTAAGGATGTGCTGCAAGGGCATTATATCAATACCAAAATCGGCAAAGTGCTCATGATGG